CGATGATGGGAAGAGTATTTGGGATGATAGGTTCCCCATGTCCAGAATACACGAAATAAAGAGAGAGTTTGAGAGCGTTGGGAACCTGAATGGGTTCTTTCAAGAATATATGAATGAAGCCCAAGCTCCAGAGAATGCTCCATTCCGCCCAGAATATATACGTCTACACCACTATAAGTTCGAGAGAATCAAGGGTCAGAACTGCTTGGTCCGGTTTATAGATGGAGTTAAACAGATAAAACCAGTCGAAATATACACAGGGATTGACCCTGCGAGTAGTCTTTCTACTCGTGCTGACTTCTTTGTTATTGCTACAGTTGCTCTGGATGGGGAAGGAAGCATCTATATTGTTGATATTTTTAGGCAAAGGATATCTCCTGCGGAGCAACCACAAAGAATTATAGATGAATACAAGAAGTATCGTCCTAAAAGGATGAAAATTGAAACAACTGGTTATCAGGAAGCTCTGAGAGATGCTACTCGTAAAATAATGTTTGAAGCAAACTTATACATACCCGGCTTGGAAAAAGGTGTCAAACCACGGACACGGAAGAGCGAAAGATTGTTGTCATTGGTTCCACCACTTGCAAAGGGTGAATTTTACTTTAGGTCACAGGATATAGAGGTTCAACAGGAATTCTTATCATATCCAAAAGGTAAGCATGACGATTGTATGGATGCTATCTATTATGCCCTTTATGGGGCGAAGCCTTGCAGAGTCAAGGATTTTGACCCAGTAATCGGCATACAAAAGAAAGAGAATAAATTCCTTGACTGGTTATCAATGTAGGCTGTATATTCGAAACGGATACATGCACCATGGCTGAAAAGAAACAAAATAAGGTCGAAGAGACCCATAGTCTATTTAAGCAGTATTCCTCGTCGAGGGATATGTGGGCTACTCACGTTCAAGAAGATAAGGAATTCAGGCTCGGAGTCCAATGGACAGCAGAGCAAAGACGAACACTTGCAGAACGTGGTCAAGCCGCTATTGTAGTCAATAGAATCCATCCAGCAGTGGAAGCTGCAAAAGCTATGCTTACTACTAATAAGCCGCAGTTTCGTGTTTCACCCCGTGAGGATTCTGACAATAAGATTTCAAATGTTGTCAATGGTATGTTAGAATACATTTGGCAAATAAGTGACGGAAATACTGCCCTAAGAAACATTGTTGACGATTATTATGTCTGTGGCGTAGGGTATATGCAGGTTTATCAAGACCCTAATGCTGATAAAGGCAAAGGTGAGGTAAAAGTTAGAGATTTAGACCCTCTCGACGTTTACGTAGACCCAAATAGTCGTTCTCGTATGCTTGATGATTCGGAAAACATCATCGTTTCCCGTATGTTTACAAAAGACCAAGCCATCAGAATGTATCCCATGTACGAGAAGGCTATTAAAAACGCCCAGACAGATTTCTATTCTGATAAGCCAGAAACTGGCAGAAGTAATGAGATTGGTGCTGTTTTCCCTGAGGACGCAGAAACCACTACAAGTGCTGCTGGTTGGGGTAAATCAGATGATTACATAAGGGGATATGAGAGATACTATAAGAAAGAGATGAATTTTCATCGTGTTCACCAGAAATTTGATAATAAAGAGTTATTGTTAACTGAGGATGAGTATGCAGATTATATACAGAAGCCAGCGTGGATAATAGAAGGAAGAATACTTACTGACCCTCGACAAGTCGAGGCTGCTATTGGAAAGTTGACTGAAGCCTATGCACAACAAAAAATGCAAGCTGGTATCCAAGGTAAGGGTCAAAACAAAGTAAAGCCGCCATCAGTAAAGAATCTTACATTTTCGGAGTTAATTCTTGAACAAGCTATAGAAGAGGTAGAGATTCAACAGACAAGAGTTCATATGTGTGTTATTATGGGTGACAAGATGTTATACGAAAGAACCCTACCTATAGAAGAATTCCCTGTGATACCTTTTATGAATCTTCATACAAGAACTCCATATCCATTGTCTGATGTAAGAATGGTAAAGGATTTACAAGAATACATCAACAAGACACGTTCTTTGATAATTGCACACGCTACAACAAGTACGAATGTAAAGATACTCGTACCAAGTGGAAGTGTGGACATGAGAGAATTTGAACAAAAGTGGGCACAGCCGGGTGTAGCTATAGAAGTAGATTTCGACCAAGGTGCTCCACAACCAGTACAGCCACTTCCTTTACCGAATGAGCTGTATCAAAATGAACAGACTGCTAAAAATGATATCGACCATCAATTGGGACTATACGAGATGATGATGGGGAACAGTGCAACTGCCCCTCAAACGTATAAAGCAACTATCTCTCTTGATGAATTTGGTCAACGTAAGATGAAGAGTAAGCTTATGGATATCGAAGCAGGTTTAAGACGAGCTGCTGAGGTCATCATACCTCTAATGCAACAGTTATATACTGTAGAAAAAGTGGCACGTGTTGTTCAACCTAATAATTCCATGTCGGAATATGCTATTAACAAAAAGTTGTTCGACGATAAGGGTACAGAAATAGGAGTCTTTAACGATATCACCGTTGGAAATTACGATGTTGTTATTGTTACTGGTTCTACGTTACCGACTAATCGTTACGCTCAACTTGAGTTATATATGGATGCATATAAGAATGGTATTATAGACAGACAAGAAGTGTTAAAGAAGACAGAAGTCTTCGATATTGAAGGTGTACTTCAGAGAACCGATACTATTGCTAAACTTGAAGCAGCTATGGAAGATGCTCAAGAGCAAATTAAAGGACTGAAGGGAGACCTTCAAACTCGAGAGCGTGAAGTTTATCATGCTAAGCAAAAGGCTGAACTCGAGAAATTCAAGGGCGATATGGATAAGACCTCAACCCGTGCTAAAGCGGCAGGGACTATATTCGAAAAACGCCTTGATGATGCGACTGGACAAATTCGCAAAGAGGTAGCTAATGCCTCTAAAGAAACCAAGGATACCCCCAAGAAGTCCAGCAAGGGCTCCAAAAAATAGGAAACCGTAAAATGGCTAATCAAGAGACAACTCAGACAATAACTGACTCTCAAGTTGAGGAACACATTTTTGGCACATCGGACAGTAATGACCCGTTTGCTGAAGTTGAGGAATCACAGGAGGCTGCACCACTTTCCCCACGGAATAACGTAGTAGCAGCAGTTCCGGCTCAACCTCAAAAGGAAGAAAACGATGATGTTAGATTCGAGTATTGGCAATCTGAGGCTGACAAACGTCAGAATAGGATAACCAATCTGGAAGATACTAATCAAAAACTACAGGACCAACTGCTCAGCAAATTTGAGAGTCCTCCTGTAGCCCAAGGGCAACAGCAAGCACCTGTACAAGTGAAAGAGGAAGAGCAATCTTTTCCTCCACCCCCCGATAAGCCGTCCAAACCACAAGGTTTTGACCGAACTGATGCGTATTCAGACCCAAGTTCTGAAAGTGCTCAATATCTCGATAACGTAGAAACTTGGAGAGACAGTATGGATGAGTATAATCGACTTCATGTCGAATACCAAGGTGCTGTTCTTCAGGCTGACCGTGCAGAGATGAAAGAGGCAGAAGAAACTCGGGCAACTGGTCGTAGGCAAGCAGAAGAAGCCGCAGCACGTGACTCTGAATTAAGAGAATCCCTGCGTAAAGATTACGATGCAGCCCCAGAGGCGATAGACGACTTCATACAGAAGATGTCTGACCCTTCGTCAGTTACAGTTGAAAATCTGTGGAAATTATACCAATTGGACCATGGTGGAATGAATAGAGCCGCCCCTGTTGAGCAACGTCAGACTGAACCGTCTGATGAGTTTAAGCAGGTACGCAATGCTCAAAGCATCCCAAGTCCAATGGGCGTAATGCCGTCTTCCAATAGAGAGCAAGTAGGCAGTAGCGAAGACCGCATTATGGATGACATGCTTAGGGATTATAAAGCTCAGAATCCCTTTGACTAACGATAAATTCTCGCATAAAGGAGATTAAATATCATGGCTGACCAATATAGTGTTAGTGCAGGAAATGCTCTGAACTCAGCAGTGAGTATGGACCAATCCAGACGGATGTTTAACTTCGGTGAACGTATTGCAGAATTAGCCCCACAGCAAAGTCCTTTCTTTGTCTATTTGTCGAAAGTTGCTAAGAAGTCCACTGACGACCCGGTTTTCAAGTTTCTTGAACAGCGTCATCAATGGCAACGTAGGAATTTTCAAATAGAGACAGAACATCCAGCAGATGTATCATCTGCGAATGTTTATGTCGTACAGGGAGATGGAAGTACCACAAATGACATAATTGTCAAAGTTGGTTGTTTATACGATAAATATGGACGGAGTCAGAGTGTACTCGAAACTCCTGAATATTTTGTTGTAGGACAACTTGTTGACATGGAAGTCGATGTTGGTACAAATGCTGCCGGAGCAAGTACTGCTAAAAAACGTATGATTGCAAAAGTTTCCGCAGTTGGTACTAAGACCGCAAGGTCTGGTTCCAGTGATGGTGACGTAGCAATTACCTTAGCACCTGTGTCTGTAGATGGTTCCGCATTAGTCGGAACTGAAACAGCGAAGTTTTTTCACTTTGCTGATGGCTACATGGGACAAGTAATAGGGAGTGCGTTTGCTGAAGGTTCTGAAGACCCAGCGGGTTGGAAGGACGAATTGTATGACAGAGAGGGGTATGTGCAGATTTTTAAAACTGCTATACCTTTATTCTCTGGTACTGCAATGGCGACACGTTATCGTGGTAAAGCCGATGAGTATAAACGAGTTTGGCAAGAAAAACTCATGGAACATAAAATGGACATCGAGCATGCAATGCTCTTTGGCGTTGGACGTTCTGATGAGTCTATTTCCGGACCGATTAGACACTCATGGGGTATCATGCCCTATGCTGAAAAGTATGGATATAAAAGTTCAAATTCGAACGCTTTCTCATATGGCGACGGCTCAGCAGCCGGAGCAGCATATGACGATTTCTTAGACTGGCTCAAAGACTATATGTCTCCTGAGTCTGGCAATAGTGGAAGTAAGCTTGTATTAGCTTCACGGAAAATCATTGCTTGGTTTAATAAAATCGGTGATAAGAGTTCGTTCTTGGGTAATACTATCGGTGCTGAACAGTATCGTATGGATGCACAGAACATCAAGGGTGCCTTCGGGCATTCAGTTACAAAGATAAATACTGTCTTTGGTGACCTTCATTTTATTGCTGAGCCTTTGCTCAGAGATATGTATGAAGATACCGCAGTAATTGTCGATATGAAAAATGTGGCTTATCGCCCATTACAGGGTAACGGTGTTTCTCGTGATACTCATATTATCACAAACGTACAGAATAACAATGTTGACGGTAGAAAAGACATCATCTTGACCGAAGCCGGTCTTGAAGTCCAACTTCCAGAAACACATGCT